AGGATAATTATTTTCAAATCCAATTACATCTATAAAGACTTTATTAAAATTAATAGATTTAATTACTTCAAATTCTGCTCCTTCCACGTCAATAGATAAGTAATTTATATTTTTGATATTATGTTCATCAAATATTGTTTCTAATCGCTTTGTGTCTACAAGTACTATTTGTGTTGTTCCACCATGTTTAATTATCTCATTTTTTAATCTATCCTTATGTCTAGGGTCAAATGTCTCTGTTAATCCAGATAACATTTCGGTATATCCTCTATTCAATATAAAATCCGCCTTGCTGTTAGTGTTACTTACTGCGCAATTTAGATTAATACTTGTTGGACGATTTTTTATTAACTGGTTATATACTTCTGGTATAGGCTCCACATTTATTCCTTTCCAATGGTTTGTCTCTTCAAAATATAGAGTATTGTTTATTGATATTCCATCGTGTGCACCCACATCTACAAATACACCATTTTTTAAACCTTTAAATACATAGTCCTCTAAAAATTTGTCCTGTTTATGCGATGAATAAAACGTCATTACGTTTTATAAACTTATTTATTTATATTATTCATTTGTAATAGTGTTTTTATCTACAATTACTTGTTTCGCTATATTTTTTATTACTTTATCATATAATTTATCCTGTTTCTCATCTAAATCACCTAATGAATTTCTGAATAGTTTCATGCAATATTCATATTTTTCATGATGCATATCTTGACATTCTGGGTTCTCTTGTCTCCATTCAGGTATTTTTTGTATATTTTGATTCGCTACCTGTTCAATAAAGTTTTTAAGTTTGCTTTTTTCTTCTGTATCTTTATTCCATTCATTCTCATCCCGAATATACATAGTTTCTCGTTTTACATCTGTACAATGAAGTGGGCGTTTTGAAACATCTAGTCCTTTTATACGTTTCAATATGATATCGGATATCCCTGTAACATATCCATTATTACCTACATTTTCTAACTCTTTTAATTGGATATTCAGGTTCTCAATAAATTCTCTAATGTTCATGGCATCTTTACATGTTTCATTGAGAAAGACTTGGAGGTTAAAAGTGTTATTAGAATTTACAGTATTGTTGATAGTATTAGGTTTACCAGCTAAATCTATTATTTTATTCTGTTGCTCTAATAATAATGTTTTAAACTCATTGTTCTGTTCTAGTATTAATGTTTTAAAATCATCGTTTTGTTTTATTAATTGCAAAACAGTTGCTGTATCTAATACAAGGGTATTTTTTTGTTCTTGGGTTTGTTTTTCTGACAATGTTAATCGTGCTAGTTCTGTTTCTTGTTCATTATGATTCTTTTTCATATGTTTCCATAATCCACTTTTTGTTAAATACTTTGCATTGCAAACACTGCATAATAAATGAGGCTCTTTTTCTATTTCCATATTTTTATTTTCTTGTTCCGTCGTTTCCTTTTTATGTTTACGTGTAGATAAATGAATTTCATAGTTTGATTGTTTACTGCATACAAATGCGCATAATTTACATTCATATTTTTGAGCTTGTTTTGGCATTTTAGGCATTTTATAATTTCCTATATATTGGAAATAGAAAAAATGCCTAAACCCTTTTTCGCATAAATTATTTATTTTTCTTATGCAGACATACAAAAAACTACATATTAAAAAATTAGCATTATGGTAAGATATCAAACCCCACGAAAATCCTTCCAAAATTCTTTTTCCGCAAAAGTCATTTTGGACATTTATTTTTGTCCTTTTTCAAATTCATTCCCGATTTCTTTTCCTTGATTTCTCTAGGGTTTTACATAATTTTATGAAAAACTATTTAAAAAACATTAATGAAAGAGACTTTTCGTTCAATTGTGTTCAAAAAGTCTCCAAATATAAACTAATTACTATTTTTATGGAAAACTATGTAAAAATTATGACATTTTAATTGGACATTCTTTAAAAGCAGCAACCAAAAAGATGCCATTAAATATTTTTATGTAAATTATGTAAGAGTTTTCTTATTCTGAATTAGGAGAAAAACCATTCTAAATGACTCTAAAATATTAGATTGGAAAACTCCTATTTTCATACTTTTAAAAATATTATACAAATTAATAAATATATATAATAAATCAATGCATTATTTAACAACATTAATAAATCAATGTATTATGTTCTCGGTAATATAAAATATCACGTCATTCACATAATACTGTCTTACTGGTATTTATTTCCTGAAACCTTTCTTAAATCCCTTGGGTGTAATTTGTTGTTGGCTCTTGGCCCCGGTACGTCAGGGCTTTATACGCTTCTTGTGACCAAACTCCTGTTGATTCTTTTCAACGTAATTTTTATCATTATGTGATTGATTTTTATTATGGTCACTTTTACTGATTATGACATCACCTTCATCAAGAAAATCTTCTAAGCGGGCTGGTCTATAAAATGTTTTAGGTACTTGTGATTGCTCTTGTACTTGCTCTTCGGGCATTTATATAAATAATGACCAATAATTTTTATCTCTTTTATGTGATAAAAGTATAAATAGCATTATCAATATATATATTATGAATGATAGTAAGAATCTTTTAGTGAACTTATTGAAACCTGAAAAGAAACCTAATTCAAAAGAAATTGTTCCCAAAGTCCCCAAAAAACGTGTTGTTACATCTACGAATAAATGGACACAACCAACAGACCCAGAAAACCAACTTCAATATATCCAACAAATTATAGATAAAAATGTCACCGATGAGAAAGAATGCAACCTTATATTACAACAATTAGGTCAGAAAATCGGCGGTTATAAAGCACAGGATATTCATAAAAACCTCTATTCAGAGACCGAATTTGTAGATATTCCATGGACTCTTGACTTAATGAAAAAATGCAATAATCATTGTTTCTATTGTAAGAAAAGAGTTCATGTCTTATATGAGAATGTTAGAGAGCCCCTGCAATGGACTCTAGAACGCATAGATAACGATTTTGGACATAATAAAAACAATGTAGAAATCGCGTGTTTAAATTGTAATTTACGACGTAGAACTATGTATCATGAACGCTATTTATTTACAAAGGAATTGAGTATAGTAAAAAAACAGGACTCATAGAATAATGATTGGTATAAAAACATATATAAAAATATTATTGCTTTTTATATATCAATGCAAAATATACTTTATGAAACTACATCAACTAGTTATTTACCTATTCATCAAAAAATAATAGAGAAATTAGATTATTTCAATGCATCCAATAAAATACCACATATTATTTTTCATGGTTCATCTGGCTCTGGGAAACGACATATCGTTGACCAGTTTATTAATAAAATTTATCAATATGATAAACCCAAAATTAAATCTAATGTTATGTTTGTAAACTGCGCACACGGTAAGGGAATAAAATTTATTCGTGAAGAGTTGAAATTCTTTGCCAAAACCAATATTCAATCTAATAATGGTACTATTTTTAAAACCATTGTTTTATTGAATGCTGATTATTTGACGATTGATGCACAGTCTGCTCTGCGTAGGTGTATTGAGTTGTTTAGTTATAATACGCGATTTTTTATTATAGTAGAAAACAAAAACAAGCTATTGAACCCTATTCTATCCCGATTTTGTGAGATCTATGTTCCAGAATATATAGAGAATGGGAAACTTATGAACTTACACCAATATTCTATTCATAAGAATTATAATATAGACGCAGTTCAAGATAAGAATAATTGGATAGACAGCAAAATGCAGGAGTTATATGACTCTGAAATAGACCATTCGGATTTAACAGAACTATCTAATGAATTTTATGAAAACGGAGTATCGTGTTTGGATTTAATTCAATGGATAAACAAATCCAATCAGATTGATAACTTAGAAAAAGCAACAATATGCATCTGTTTTGATAAGATAAAATCCGAATACAGGTGTGAGAAATTGCTTTTATTATATATTTTTGATTTTATGTTTTTACGTTCAAAGATAGACACAAAATGTATTTTAGAAATATAAATATGGACGATTTTGTTATATCCAACCTAAACGAGTCAAGAAATGAATGGTGCGGCCGTTTGGTTAGCATTTTTACACCATTAGTAATTGAAGGTGTTCGCTCTATATTTAACGAATCGTGGAAGTTATGTTTAGATAACGATGAAGTAAACAAATATCTTATGACCTTTCAAAATTTGCTTTCTCGTGTTCCCAAGTGGAATAATGAAATTATTGAGGAAGAGCGTAAACGTATTGTTGAACGTAGTGGCTGTAATTATTTAGAAGACTTGATTACATGTGTTCATGTTATCCAATTAAAAGTCCTTACGTGTATTCGTGTTGGAAATAAACAGAAAAAGATAGATATTTCCATACCTAAATTAGATACCTTTATCCATAAGGTTTATATTAATACAGCCCGTAAGGTTTATTCCAATGTGTATTTGTTTGAGAAGAATTTAACGCCATTACAAGTACAAAAGAACAATCGCGAATTAGAAATTATTGCACAAGAGTGTATTCTAGCAGCTATACGTGATAGTATTCCTACTGAATCTATTATTCGGGCTTATATGGATGAAGCTATTGAACAGGAGGAGGAGATTATTATAGAGAACATTGAAGATACCGAATCGGCCGAAAAAGAAAGCGAAGAAACCAGTACGGAAATTAAAAAAGGCGATGATGAAGAAATGCCGTCGGTCGTTCCATCTATTAAGAATATAGATGAAGAAGTAGTAACAACACGTTTGACCTTTAATAATATGGATACTGTTTTAGATAATAACGTGAAGAAAGAAGCAGAAGCCCCAAAATCATTAGAAAGGTTAGAAGAGATTAGTACTTCTAGTGCTATTCAACGAAAGTTAGAAGAAGAGCCCGATGAGGAAAAGATTCAGATATATCAAGACCAACCTTTTGATTTAAGCGATTTTGATATTTTAGATGAAGTTAGACCTAGAAAGCAATCCGATGATTTCTTATTAGACGATGTTGAAGAACTCAAATAATTTAGGAATTATGCGTTATAAACAATATATAAAATTAGCGAGTTTTTATATATTTTATGGAGAAGGTCTTTATTTTATCAATTATTGTAACGTGTATATTTGTTATAATTAAAGTTTTAGAAATGAAATATGTAGATAAAGAGTGGAAGCCTTTGAAAACTATAATACGTGATGCTGTTATTATTTTAGTATCTAGTATAGTTGGTTCCTTTTTATATTTTCATATGGATGGTTCACTTACAGACTTTTTGAATGTAGTTACAGACAATAAATCGTTCAATATGTCTGCAACGCAAATATTTACTGATGCGCCAGGATTTTGATTATTTTATATATAATCTTTTATAATTATATATTAAATGAGCAATTTTAATAGAAGTCGCAGAAACAATAGATTATTATTACAAGAGCCGTCGTGTTTTCGTCATCCTACATGTCCAAACGTTATTAATAGTTTAACAGGACCCGCTGGTCAAACTGGACCCATTGGGCCTACAGGTCAAATAGGTTTTACAGGTCTTATTGGACAAACTGGACCTACTGGTAATATTGGAGCTATAGGTTCTACAGGTGAAAGAGGAAAACGTGGTAAAACAGGACCCCTTGGTCCTACTGGTCAAATAGGAATAGCAGGACCTCTTGGTCCTCAAGGCAAACATGGGCCACAGGGTAAGCAAGGGCCACAAGGAGTTCCTGGTACATCAACACATACTGGAGCTACTGGATCTAGAGGTCCACCAGGTGTTCGTGGGTCACAAGGCCCTATTGGTCCAACTGGTTATACTGGCGTTACTGGTCCTCAAGGTATTCCTGGAACTGCTACAAATACTGGGGCTACAGGCAATCAAGGAGATATAGGACCTCAAGGCACAGTAGGACCACAAGGAAATGTAGGACCTCAAGGCACAGTAGGACCACAAGGAAATGTAGGTCCTCAAGGAAATGTAGGTCCTCAAGGTGCAGTAGGACCACAAGGAAGTGTAGGCCCTCAAGGTGCAGTAGGAACTCAAGGAAATGTAGGACCTCAAGGAAATGTAGGACCTCAAGGAGCAGGTGTTGATTACGACCAATTATTGAATACTACAAATGATGTTTCATTCAATAGCGTTAATGTTTCAAATAATTTAACTATAAATGGTCAGCTTTATGTAAAACAATACACTAATCAAAACATTATTAATACAAAAATAAATACTTATCAATTGATAATTTCTGAGGATTTATCATTAAATGGTAGACTATTTGCATCAGGAGATATTTCTTTGAATGGATATTTATATGCAAATTATCCCGATAATACTATTCCATTAAGCGCTATAAAAGGAAATGGCCCTCAAGGTGATGTAGGCCCTCAAGGTGATTTAGGACCTCAAGGTGATGTAGGACCTCAAGGTGATGTAGGACCTCAAGGTGATGTAGGACCTCAAGGTGATGTAGGACCTCAAGGTGATGTAGGACCTCAAGGAAATGT